CAATGGGAGCATTTACAATGCGAGCATTCGCGGCAGGTGTACCCGCTTCCACTGTGGCAACAACGGCTGCAGCCGCAGGAACATCCTTGCTCATTCTACAGGGCCATACGGAAATGTGCCCATGACAACGATCGCGCCATAAAAATTGATACGATCGGTTTCATACAAAAGATCACATACTCGCTATGGAACCAAACAAGCTCTTTTATCCATGGAATCCGAAGAATCGGGAGATCACTCCCTCGGATGTGATCCCGATTCTCAAACGATATGGCTGGAAGGGCCGTATTCAGAAATTTGACCTCTTTTCGCAGGCCTGCTGCCACAAATCCTATGTGGATCGCCCTGAGCTCTGGAAAGAGCAGGAAGAGCACGGAGATGAAATGACGATGGCTCCACGACCAGATGACTGTCTCCCCTTACGCCGGTGTGACAATGAAGAACTGGAATACTTGGGAGATCGCGTGCTGGGTCTCATTACGGCGTCCTATGTCTCCAAGCGCTATCCAGGACAGGGAGAGGGGTTCCTGACCCGCATCTTGTCCCGCATTGTCAACAACAAGCAACTCGGAATCTTAGCGAAGGAGGTGGGCATGAGTCGCTGGATCATTCTGAGTCGCCATATGGAGGATGTGTGCGATGGACGCAACAACTTGCGCATCATGGGATCCATGTTTGAGGCCTGGTTTGGGGCGCTCTATCTCCAAGAGGAGGAGGCGGGGCGAGGGCTTCAACAGTGCCACGACCTTCTGGTTCGCATCTTGGAAGAGCACATTGACTTTGTCCAGATCATTATTGAAGACACGAACTACAAAGATCAGCTCCTTCGCAAGTTTCAGACGCTGTATCATATCCCGCCGAGATACAAAGAAATAGAAGTGGTGGGTCCACCGCATGATCGGATGTTTACGATGGGCGTCCTGGATCCCATGGACCGCGTGGTTGCCGTCTCCACGGCGAGGAACAAGAAGGTGGCGGAACAAGAGGCGTCCCGTCTTGCTCTGGAGATTCTGGAGGCCTCTGCCTAAGCATATGCGACCAAAGCATACGCGACCAAAGCATATGCGACCAAAGCATACGCGACCAAAGCATACGCGACCAAAGCATACGCGACCAAAGCATACGCGACCAACGCCAAAGCATACGCATACGCGACCTCCACGATCCCTATTTTTATTGTATCATAGTAGACCATGGATGCCAGCCAAATCACCAAGTTACTACAGCAACAGAACACTCGCACGCTGAGTCGTGCCCAGACAGTGGATTCTAGCACACTCACGTGGCAGCAACAGATTCGCTCTTCTACCTATATCAAAGGGATCCATCAGAGTGTTCCGACACAGGGTTGTGCAAATCAGAACGGCGGCTGTTCCTATGGTGGTCAAGGAAAGCAGATGACCCTCATGACGGGATCCACACAGACGTATCCGAGCGTCTTTTCGGCCGCCTCGGGGTCTGCCAGCCAAGTGTATTCTTCAGAGGCCATCCTTCTCCAGAAAGCGGGACAGCATGCATGCTCGGTTGCCACAGATCGTGTGATTACTCTTCCCGCCTGTGACTGTACGGATACCAATGGTCCTACTGCCTCTCTTTCCGATCCACCGATCAACCATCAGGCCAACCCGTATTTGCCAGCGTTTGATACGTATCATGCGCTCAAGAATCCATGCTTCCCCACCCAGGATCAGAATCAGAAACACTATGTGTCTAACTGTTGCCCATAGGAGTTTCTTCCCCTTTCTTAGATGGCGGATCCTAAGCCAAAAGTATCCAAAGGTGTCCAGCCACGCGGTGTCCAGCCCAAAGGGATTCAGCCAAGTAAAGTGGTGCAGCTCTTGCCAGATGAGATTCGTGCGACACTTCCTGTCCCATCGCTTGCCTCCCCATCACTTGCTCGTCGTGCCCCGTTTCAAGGGATTGCCGAAGCTGCTGCGGAAGCCGCTGCGGAAGCCGAAGCACCGCACGTAAACCCCCTTGTCCGCCCCGATGTCTCTCTCAAAAAGGGTCAACCAGTCGCTAAACCAGTCGCCGCACCCAAACCAGCCGCACAGAAAGCCGCTGCCACACCCGATATGGCCCCCCGTGTTCATGAACCTCAGCGGGAAATTCTAGAGCGCATGGATCGCCTCGCTGTCCAAGGAAAAGAGACCGCTCTTCGGTATCCTCAAGAAGAACAGAAGATTGAGTCAACGTCGCCCTATCAGACGGACACCGTTCGGTATACCCCGCAAACTCGTAAGAGTTTCTATCGGTTCATTCAAGAGCAGTATCGCTCCTTTCACATTCACCCTCAGGTCAAAGGGCCTCTGGATGAGAATGCTTGTGCGAAAATGAGTGGGTCTGAGATGGAGTCCTTCCTGTATCAGAAATTCATCCGTGAATACATTCGGATGGCGTCTCCCTATCGCGGCATTCTGGTCTATCACGGTCTGGGATCAGGAAAAACATGTTCCGCCATTGCCGCCGCAGAAGCCATTTATGGCACCTCCAACCAAAAAATCATCGTCATGACCCCCTTCTCTCTGCGCGCCAACTTTATGTCCGAAATCTCGTTCTGTGGGTTTCGCCATTTTCACATGAACAACCATTGGGTGAAGATGCCCCTTGTATCCGAAGGAGGCGTGACCTTTTTGTATGCGCGATCGGTTCTGTCTTTGTCTGAGGCGTTTCTGGGCCGCGTCTTGAAACGGCCCGAAGCACAACGGGTTGTCTGGATTCCCGATTTTACACTCCCACCGAATCACATGACCCTATCGGATCAAGAGCGGGCCGATATTCGTCAGCAGTTGACCGAAATGATGGATCAACGTATTACCTTTATTAGCTACAACGGTATCACCCTTAAAAAACTCATGTCTTATGCATGTCAGACGGACGAATCAGGGACCCGCATGTTTGACAATGCCGTCATTGTGGTGGACGAGATTCACAATCTGATCCGTCTGATGCAGGGAAATCTGATGCAGTTTATGGCCCCCTCCAAAAAAGGGAAGATGCCCTATGAACCCGTCACGCCTGGTCGTTGGGACCCTGTCGCATGCAAGGACCCGACTAAGAAATACAATCGCGGTTATCTGTTTTATAAGTTGCTCACTGATGCGCGAAACAGTAAAATCATTGGTCTCTCAGGAACTCCTATCATTAACTTTCCAGAAGAACTCGGCATTCTTGCAAATGTGTTGGCGGGATACACGGAGTGTGTGGAGGTGCCCCTACAAACGACAGACAATACCATCATTGAGAAAATCAGGGGTATCGTAGAGAAAGATCCGCGGATTGATATCGTAGATGTGGATAAAAAACATATGATGTCCACTCTTCTCATTTCCACGTTTCATGAAGGATATCGTCGGGTGGATACAGGTTCAGAGGAGGAAATTGCAGTGGAATATGATCCTACTGCGCAAGAGGGAATTCGTGAACGGTATCCCGCGATCAAAGAGGCCCTCAAGGCTGCGGACATCCCCATTGGGGAAGAGGTCTATGTGTCCTATCCCCGTCTTCCTGTGGACGATGTGGGATTCCGAACGGAATTCATTAAACCCGACCTCACGATCACAAACAAATTGGTTCTACAGAAACGGTTGGCGGGATTGATTTCCTACTATCGCGGATCCAAAGAGGAGTATATGCCTCGTGTGGCGCGCAATGAGGTGATCAAATGTCAAATGAGCGATTATGTTCTCTCGGCCTATACGGTGGAACGAAGTCAGGAGATGACGATAGAGAAGTCAAAAAAGAAGGATCAGGGAGACAGGGAGGATCCGTTTGCGATGAAGACTCCCTCTAGTTATCGCTTTCGTAGCCGTGCGATCTGTAATTTTACATTTCCGAAGAGCATCACGCGACCCTTTCCTACGTCAGCAGAGGAGGAAACGGAGGATGTGGGATCGGATGAATGGGACGATGCCGAGGCTGAATTTCTTGCCGAGGAAGACGATCTGGCAGATGATCTGTTGGACGACGATCTGTTGGACGATGACGATCTGTTGGATGATGATCTGTTGGATGATGATGATCTGTTGGATGATGATGATCTGTTGGATGATGATGATCTGTTGGATGAGGAAGACCTTCTGAGTGACAGTGAACTATTTGATGAAGATGATCTGTTGAGTAACAACGATGTATCGAATGATGAGCAACAGGGTGGTGCGGAGCCTGACGCAGCCATTGCTCTTGCGGAGCCTTCTGCGCCGATTGCAGCGCCTTCTGCTCCTGTGGCAAGAGCCCCCATCAAACGACCTAGTAAGGTCATTGTCACTGCTGCACCTGCTGCATCGGAAGTCTCAAAACCTGCAGCGCCTGTGACCGAGCCTGTGACCGAGCCTGTGACCGAGCCTGCGGCATCTGTGGCATCTGAAGCACCTGTGGCATCTGCAGCACCTGTAGCACCTGTGGCACCTGTAGCACCTGTTCCTGCACGTGTCGCTATAAAACGCCCCACAAGTGTTGCCCCTGCACCTGTCTCGGAGCCTGTTTCACGGCCTGTGGCTGCTAAAGCATCCAACATGGCCCTCGATGATGAAAAAGAGCCAGAGATTCAGAAGGATGACGCCGCGGTCGTTCAACGTGTTCGGACCTATCAGGAGCGCATCAAACGCGCAATGGACACATTGAATGCTCAGCGCGCCCTCTTCCTGAAAATGGATAACAAAGACCCCTCCTCACGCCTGTCTGAATTCTCCCCCAAGCTATACGAGATGATCAAGCGCATCAATGCCTCAAAAGGAAGCAACCTCGTGTATTCTCAATTCAAAACGGTAGAGGGTCTCGGTGTGCTCAGCATTGCCCTTCAAGCCAATGGATACGCCCCCATTACGATTCTAGGAGACAAGCCGCCCTTTTCGTTCTCCCCTGAGACGGTTGCCACTCTACAGAATCCTCAGTTCAACAAGAAGCGATTCCTCACTTTTACAGGAGAGGGTTCCAAGGAGCGCCGCCAATTGACATTGGACGTGTTTAATGGAAACCTGGAGAAGCTCCCCGCCTCCATGAAACGGCTCCTTCAACAGGCAGGATTTGAGAAGGATCGCAATCTCTATGGTGACATCTGTTGGGTGATCGGCATCACAGGAGCAGGCGCAGAAGGAATTTCTCTTAAATGTTGTCGTTCCGTCCATATCATGGAGCCCTATTGGAACAATGTGCGTCTGGATCAAGTCAAGGGCCGTGCCATTCGCATTTGTTCCCATAAGGATCTGCCTTTCAAGGATCGTGAAGTGGACATTTATACGTATTACACAGTGTTTTCCGAAGAGCAGCGCAGGACGTCTAAGGTGGCCGCCATCTTCATGAGTTCCGACAAGGGCAAAACATCGGACGAAAACGTGTATGAAGTGAGCATGAAGAAGGACAAGGTGAATCAGGAGCTACTACAGGTGATGAAGGGTGCTGCAGTGGATTGCTTATTGAATGCTGCGGATAATGAGGACGTGGCGTGTCTGATGATCAAAGGCGCAGCGGATCAATATTTGTTTCATCCGAACCTAGCGGTGGATGCTATCCGAACAAGCATGGAATACAAAGAGGTGCCTGTAGATCGTCCTGCTGGCCCCGTGGCAACCAAAGTGAAAAAGGAGACGGCATTGGAGGTAACGATCAAAAACGTGCCCTATGTGTTTCTACGAAATCCCAAAGGCGACGGATATCAATATCTGATTTATGCGAAAACGGATACGATGTTTCAGACCGCATTGGGAGAGGTGCGTCGTGATCCGATTCAGGGACGATTTGTAGTCAAACCGACTTGGTATATGGAGGCGCACAAAGCAGACCCGCAGGGTCTGCGGGCCTTGTGAGCGCCCCCATACCCCCCTCTGTAGGAGTGGAAGCGAAGTCACACAACTGTGGAGACGCAAGCGTAAAGCGTTCGCAGAACGCGAACTCTTTAGAGTCCCCACACCCCTCTCCATAGGATAGGAAGCGAAGTAACACAACTCTATTGGAGAGGCGTATCATTTCATGCCCACTTCGTAGGAGAGGGGTGTGGGGACGCGAAGTGTCCCCACTAAGTGTCCCCACTAAGAACTACATAACACCATAATAATGATAACAACAATAATACTACATAGAAAGAGGAGATATCGTCGAAGGGCAATATAATATCTCTCCTCCATCTCCATTTCAGGTATGTTTCTCATACACATGGGACATCGTTCACTCACACGCATCCATTTCTCAATACATGCCACATGATAGTGATGCTGACATCCAAGTGTTCTCCATTCTCCATCTGTCTCTAAACAAATAGGGCACTCCCTCTCTGATTCACTCTGCTCCATCTAATCCTATGAATGCACCTTAGCTTAAGATCATGTTGTGGGGGCACTTCGCGCCCCCACACCCCTCTCCCGTGGAGACACACGCGTATGCTTCACAAACACACCCCTCTCCATAGGATAGGAAGCAAAGTCACACAACTCTATTAGAGAGATAGTATCATTTCATGCCCACTTCGTGGGAGAGGGGTATGGGGACTCTAAAGAGTTCGCGTTCTGCGAACGCTTTACGCGAAGTGTCCCCATGGGGGTGTGGGGACAGAATGTCCCCACAAATAATCATACAAATGAATCCATGCCACATCGTATTGAAACGAGGTCGTAGAAGCCGCCTTCGTGCCCTGGGTGCCAAGAGACAGATTGCATAGTCTTTTGCCAAACAGGGAATCCTGACGAATCACGTAGACGGGCGGCAATGCAGGCTGTCCATAAGGTATCACATGAACCCGCATTCCCTCCGTCTGTTGAATAACAATCGTATACCAATGATTGACTCCCAGCCGATAGGGCGTAGGGATCACACGCGTCTTTCCCTGTTTGCTCTCTTCTAGACGCATCTCTGCTGTGCTGCCATTCATCGTGGTTAACACAATAGAGAAAAAGGCCTCATCGGACATGATATGGAAGAGGGTCTCTTTGATCGGCATGCTGATCATACGAAAAGCAATCGTGAGGGTTCGCCAACTGCCCGCATGAATGTTAGGAAGATGGATCCCTGATTGGGATGAATTCATTCGCGCAAACGCCTTTTGTCCAGGGACCGACATGCGCTCCTCCGTGCGAGTATACATTTCCAGGGAGCGCATGGAACAGAAGGAAAACAAGCCAGGATTCCGAAGTTCTTGGAACGTGCGACTCACAGGATCCACCTCAAACGTAAGAAATGGATCACGTATATCACATGGTAAGGAATAGGCGACGTCTTGGGACCCTACAAGAGAGCATGTATCCGCAGGTGATCCATAGAATTTCATAAGTTGGGGGGCCGTCCCAATCTGCATACGAGACTCGGTCTCATGAAAGTCCAAAAGAAGTCCAGGGAGGTTCACAGGGATCCGATCGGTGAGATGGCGAGAGGCAGTATAATCCATGAGCGTGGGCTGGTTCAGGAAGAGCCAAAAACCCTTAGAGGTCACACGACAGGTTACAGAAATAGGCTGTTTGACGCGAAGATCGGTCATATACAGAACGGCCTCTCCCTCGGATCCTCTGCCCGATACCATATCCTTTTCAATCGTGCGTCCCAAGAATCCCACGATGTGCCCTGCATCTTTTACGAACCAAAAGGCTTCTACCCCAGGATGATAGGGGGGTCGTTTGACCTCAGGGACGGCGCCCAGCATACAGAGCATCGCCTCTTGTTGAATGGCGGGATCAGGATGCGTCATCTGGGACAGGGTATGTGTCCATCGCTGTCGGACCGCGCCCACTGTGCCCATCGTATGATACCATACCATGTTTTGCTCAGAAGGATACATGGATCCAGTGGTTTTCCCTCCCATCTCTAGAAAGAGAGACTGTAAGCAGCCCATGTCAAGAGTATGATCGGGCATATCCGAACACATCCGATAAGGGACACGAGTCAGTGGGATTTGAAGGGTCCGTCCTTGTTCTAACTGATCAATGGGACGATCGGTGACCGCTGCCTCTTGGAGGACCTGTTCCACTGTCGCAGGCCCTTGTCGTAAGAGAGTCTTCTGAAAAGGGGGGCGAGTGGCACGCTGATACATTTTAATGACATCTCCGTCCCGATGACCTTCTTGATGCGTTTCGGAAAAGCCTGTGAGTGCCATGGACTGAGGGTCATACGTAGAACGAGGAAGGGAGGCACACGTTTCCCATAGGCGCGCGCGTTTTGCCTCTTCTTCTTTGATAAAGGACTTCCTCTGATCAGAAAAGGATGCAGGAGGGGCAGAGTCCATAGGATCCATAGGGACCATAGGAGCCATAGAAGCCATAGGAGCCATAGGGGCCATAGAGATAGGACCTCGTTGTATTTTTGTTCCCATAGGAGGCCTCCGTTCTATCTCTGAAACAGTCTGCACAGGCACATGAAATGCCTGTGCCAATCGTTGAAACATTTATTCTATTATGGTTGCATGTCTTATATCGGACAGCATTTCGCCAACCGCTCCCAGTTTCCAGGTGCCGCACTCGTTCCCCACGCAGGGACCGATCCCGCCACTTCGGTGTGCGTCTTACAATACCGATCTCCTGCCCGATTCAGAGTCAGCCATTCATTGTCTTTGTCACCTACAGCGATCCAGTTGTCATTCGTGAAGGCAGAGGTCAATCCCGCCATTCCCACTTGACGACTCTTGTTGCAGATGTCGCTGGATCGGCACAATGTCTTTCCTTTATTTTCACAGACCTTCTTCATGTCCTGATAGGATTTGGAGGGCTGATTGGGGGCAACACGGACATCAAAATTGGCCGCCGCCTCAGGGCATGCATCATAAGGCCAGTCGCCCAACTTGAATTGGGAACAGGGGCGACCATCGGTATAGGAAGGAGAGGCCTCGGTATATTTGGAACAGTCTGCATCCTTCGTGCAGTCATTCGTTCCCCACATGCATCCCTCCTTTTTCCCGTAGCAGTGGGGAAGATTATTGCGCATGCCGACACAGAAGTTGTTCGATCCACATTTGATGGGGGCCACAGGAGCAGGGGCCACAGGAGCCGCAGGAGCCGCAGGAGCCACAGGAGCCGCAGGAGCCACAGGAGCCACAGAGGCTACAGGAGCCACAGGAGCCACAGAGGCTACAGGAGCATCATCGCTTCCTACCACGGCCGTAGTGGACGGAAAATAAGTAAACTTATAAAAAGAGCGATCATTTGCACCATTATCCGTCTCATTCGAGACCGTGCTTCCCGCCTTGTTACGGATCGGATCGGCCGTGAAGAGAACCTGTTTCTGATCGTTCAGAATGGTCAGCACGGCGCCGTTCGCACGCTGACGGCAACAATCCGTGCGGTTGGTCACTACAATTTGATAGATGGGAACCATAGAACCCAGATCCACCATGACCCATCCCTTGTCTGCACAGGAGGTATGAACAAACGTGTCGAGTTTCTGATCTACAAAATTTGCCCCTGGATAGGCATTGCTTCCATATGCACTCGATGTCGTTACCACCATAGAAGGCCGAATGATATTCGGCCCGCCCCTCTCAGACATGACTTCTATCCCTGCAAGATTCAGACAACCCACTTGACCCATTTCGATACGAATGAATCGTCCCTGGAGCACATCTACAAACCCTTGTGCTACTTGTGCTCCCTGTGTATGCGCACGCTCACGATAGAGAAGGGCACCCATGATAACAAGGAGAATGACCAGAAACAACACGTGATGAAGTATCACAATCTTCATTCTATTTGGTAGAGAGAAGGAAGATTCTGCAGAGCAACATGTAATCACGCAGAACATTAATAATTGTTATCAGGGCGCAATTGAGGCAACGAGTCCATCTCCCTCGTAATGATACGGAAGACGAGCTGAATCTGTCGGTTCAGATTGATCGCACGAATGGGCGTCTGGAGACTGACACCGAATGCCGCCAAGGTCGCCCCAAACTCGGGTCCAAATGGAAACAGAGAGATGCTCCCTGTCGTCGGATCATAATAGCGAGCCTGGATCACCACCATATTTGCATAGCCGACATCGTTCACGCCGTCGCGAATGCTCGTCACCGTATCCGTATATGCCGTAGCCAGCACCAAATGCCCCTCAGGACGATTGACCCACTGCGAGAACGCACGAAGGCTCTGTCCATACGTCGGATCGTTCAGCGACTCTTCGGAATAGCCATATCCGCTGATCTGAATGCGATCTCCTGCGCACATCTCGAACTTGCTAAAGTATTTCGACATGGAGACATAAAAGTTGGCAGGGGATCCACTCACCGCGGGCATCATCACGTTATACACCGACGGGCTGACACCAAATTGGATGGGGATGGTAAAGGGAGAGCTCGTTCCCGTCACCGTGCCCGTCTGAGGCGCAAGAATGCCGTTGATATCAAACGTATCGGGGGTGGAACTGATGAGCTCCCCATTCGGCCGACGAAGATCAATCGTCATCTTCTGGAGCGTAGACAGCGGCGTCGGATAATACTCTTTCTGGCACTTCATGAATTTGGGGATCATCGCAAGGAACCCGCGCGAAGACGACTCCTGTGTGTTATCCGACTGCCATTTCGCGTCATATTGGAGAACGCCAAAGCTGCGGTCAATCTCGTTGTTTGTGCCGTAATTATTGTTCTCCAGTTCCTCCACGCGAAGCGTAATAAACGGGAAATTGAGAATGTTGTCCTGATACGTTGTATCGGTTACCTGCTGTTCCGCTGTTGTGCGCTGAACGAGAACGGATAGACCCTCGCCAGGAAGAATGGCCTTCACCAATTCAATGCGGACGATGTTCTTGAACTTCTGTTGAGAGGCCAGGGTCGGACCAAAACTCTGTCCATTCGCAGCGGGATCAAAGTTCACCGTAAAACGGTAGCGATTTTCCTTGTTGTTTTGAAGCCAGTCACGATCCGCCGAATAGATAAAGAGATTATGCTCAATTTCACGGTAACTGACGACACGCTCTTCGCGCACCACCACGTTCTGAGGGAGATCCCGTTTCTCCACAGGCAGTAGCAGGGGTTGCGTGATCGTCGGATTTCCATTTCCAGACATGGTATCAAAGGATCCTACCGCGCCGCGTAGCAGGTCACGACGATCAGGAAGGATGGCGAGAGGGAGATCCAAGGACGGCGGTGGCTGATTCTGCTGACGCTGAACGAGCGCGTATTCAGTGTTACGCTGATATTCCCCTTGCTGAGAGCGAAAGGTGGAGTCGGCCGAGACACGGGCCTGGAGACCTGCTTCGGCCTTTCCCATGTCACCTGTGCGAATGTCGGTGCCTGCGCGAAGAGCCTCGCGTTCGCGCTGTTTCTTCGCACGTTCAAACATTTCTGCGGCGGGCGGACCGTCTTCCGAGAGAGAAATCCGAAAATCAGGGAGCGACGAGGGAAGCGCCTTGACGTCGTTGCGCTCCTGTGTCAACCGTTCAAATCGCTGAGAAGTCTCTTGGAACAATTGATCATTCATCACGGTCTGAACGGGCTCCACGTGTTTCACCGCCTCTTTTCGCTGAAGATACTGGGAGAAGTCCTTGGAGCAGGCGGTCAAGACCTCACGATTCAGGACGACGAGCGGTTTGTCTCCCTGTTTTTGATAGACCTGTTTGAGGTAATGATCCATCGTCTTGTCAAGGCGCTCCAGATGCGCAGGAGTGAGGGTGATTCCATGGCGAGAAGGGAGATCCTGAACCAATACCGTGTGGAGGGTATGGTAATTGGATTCACCAAAAAACGCCTCTTTGACGGATGTGCCCTTTCCGTCTTGTGTAACCGGACGATACATTACTACCTTTAGACCATAATTCTTTTAGATGCTATACGCACCTCCTAGTCGCAATCCCCCATTACGGATCCCTAAGAAAACTAGGAAGAAACCCTAAGAAGAGAACAAAATAGGCCGAAGCTGCAGCATCATCTGATCATCCACCGCGTCTTTACAGAACTGTTCAAAGGGAATCCCATGAATCATACAAATCAGAAAATACATACTGAACATTCCGCATTCTGTCCCGCCTCGTTGATAGCGTCGTGCGTTGTATGCCAGCCGACACCCAGGGATCTGTAGGGTAAACGCACGCATGAGTCGGGCAATCATGTGGGGCGTCTTGTATCCATAGGAGTCAAAGTAGCTGATCTGGGGAGCCACAATATCGTGGAGGTCAATGTATAATCCGACCCAATGACTCCCTCCTTTGTCGTGAGGATCCAGGTTAAAGATCAATCCAATTCCCCGTATTCCCCGCTTTGTATACTCTTCTTTCAATTGAAGAGTGCAGATGTCTTTATGGAGGCATTGAACTACCCCGTCGGTGCGATAAGGGTCAGGGATAGAGAAGTCAATCGGAAGCACTCCCATAAAGCGAAACCATGGGAAGGGTATCTGGTATTGTTCCATGACTTGTGCGATGTTCACGTTATCCAGCCAGGTATCAGGTTTCTTTCGCCATGCAGCAGGGTAACGGGGACGAAGATACTTCTCACGGAGGTCTCTCTTCTCTTTGTCTCCCAGCCCACTCTTTTCTAGAAGGCAATGATCGGCTCCTGGTGCACAGGATGTGGCAGTCCACAGATCATGAAGCGTGCGAGCCTTCCAGGTCTTCAGCATACGAGAAGACACCGAATCCGGCAGACAGGTGGCATGGGTCCCTTTGACCCCCTTGATACGCGGGTGACACCGAGTGAATTCGGAAAGGGCAAGTTTCCGCTTTTTTTGTTTCTGTTTACGCGTCAACATACAGGTTACTAGAGAATGATAATAAAAAAAGGAAGAGATAGAACGAATCATGGCGTATGATATGACCATGTCGGACCTCATGATGAAAATCGGTAGTCAACTATGGATCGTGATCATGCTGATCCTTGTCTTGTGGTCAGGAGAAGAGGGGTCGTTTCCTGCCAATCAAGTGCGCAAGCTTCTTACAGGCACTGCGACTGTCTCAAAATAATAGGGGGAATGGATAGACATGGAACCCGCCACACGTTATCAACTCTCTGTGGGAAGCGTGGTTATCGTTGTCGTTGGTATTTTTATTGCATCGTTTATTCATGTCACTACCTTCGTAGGATCAAATGATAATAGGGTGTGGTTAAAAGACAACCTCAACAAGACCACCTATCTATCATTAGGAGGCACTGTGGCAGCCATCGCCGCCGCACTTGCATTTTATTACATCAAACCCGAATCCATTATGTATCTTCTTCTTTTTATGGCCTTCATAGGATTTGGCCTGGCCTGGGCGGCATGTGCCATTGCGTTGATCAAACGAAAATAAAGAGATGAAGTAGAATGTCTGCATCTGGTTCAGGCTCTACGGGCGTATCACAAGGAAATAACACACCTATGATCCTCATGATCGGTTCAGGAATCGTTGGGCTCGGCCTCTATATCTGGTCGGCTATCACGGTGGCCCAAGCGCATTCCGCTTCAGAGGACTATACGATCCTTAAAAACACGGTCCCCACGCTGATTGCTCAGACCCTCGTGGGCACACTGTTGTTGTATCTCGCCTTGCTCATGTATGTGATCCAGGACTTGAATGTGATGATCTATATTCTAGTGGCAATGGTATTTCTTACGTTTGGACTCTCTTACACGGCGGTGGCGATTGCTGCGATGTCACGCTAATCTGCTTACGCAGATTAGCCTTTCATACCATCGGCTTCGCCGATGCGATGTCTAGGTGAAATGCGCCTTAAGACGAAAGCTTCCACAAAGACGGAAGTGTATGTTGAAACCGCAGATGCATCCCATGAGAATGGGTCAATTTAGAAATCCCGTGAAAACGAATGACGCACCGAATCTGATCTCCAGGCGTCAATTCAGAGACACGACATGTCGTTCCATTCTCGCATTTCACAAGGGACGTCGGATAAATATAGAGGGAGAGGAGTGAATCTTCCAGTAGAAAATGAAAGAGTTGACGAATGCGCTCATGAGATTCATGATGGATACCGAGAAGACTCGTCTGATGAACATAGAACATACTCACAATGTATTCGTGTAGGGTGTGGAGTTTGAGTTGAAAGTGAGGGTGGGCAGAGATATCCACGCGAAGGCGCGAATGTTCAGGTTGATATTCCATCACCACCATGGGAGGGGTGAGGATACTAACATCACGAAACTCCAAGGAGGGATCGTGATAACTCAGATAGGCGATGTTTTTTCCATAGGCCTGTGCCTGAAAGGGTGCTAATTGAATATGATGGATATCAAATACGGGATAGGGGATAGTAAGAATCATAGCTGACCATACGTAGGACGGGGTATTTAGGTTCATACGGTCCAGGGCCACCACGCGGGCCAATAAGCCCATTCGGGCCACACGTAGTATCCATAAGGCCAGTAGGGCCAATAGGGCCACCACGATCCTCCATATCCACCTCCATATCCATACCCACCTCCGTAGCCTCCATGAACACGGCCACCACGATCATGATGGGCAATGCCATAGCGCACCCCACTATGTCCACCACGACCTCCGTGTCCACTGTGACCTCCGTGTCCACTGTGACCTCCGTGTCCACTGTGACCTCCGTGTCCACTGTGACCTCCGTGTCCGCTGTGACCTCCGTGTCCGCTGTGACCTCCGTGTCCGCTGTGACCGCCATATGCACCGTTGCCGCGTTGTCCGCGGAATCCCTCCCTCCAGACACGTGATACAAAGGCCCCCACTAAGGCAAGCAAGATCGCCATGGCAAGCAATGCCAGTAAGGCTACGAATCGCTGATTCATCTATTAAGTGTCCCCACTTGATAGATGAACCTAGTTCAGTGCCCCCATTGTCAACAATGGATTGAAATCGTAGAATTAAATTGCCGCATTTTCCGCTGTGGGATTTACAAACACAATGGACAGCAGATTCCGCCACACGCTAGCAAAGAGGAATGTGATCGGATACAAGGAGAGATTTATGGATGTGGAAGGCCGTTCCGCGTGGACCCTTGTGCCGATGGTTCTTATTGCGCAACGGTGTGTGAGTATATCTAGTGGGGACACTTCGTTTCCCCACACCCCTCTCCATAAGAGATGACTCGGTATTCACACCCCTCTGTGGGGGCAGAATATCTCCACGGGAGAGGGGTGTGGGGACGGAACGTCTCCACTGGGGTGTGGGAACAGAATGTCTCCACGGGAGAGGGGTGTGGGGAAACGCCCGTCTGCGACGGGCAGTGTCCCCACCCTCCACTTTAATAAGCAAAGAGCAACCCCGCTCGCCCACCATACACGCGAAGCATATTATAGGTTTCCGCATACACATAGACGATGGACCGCGAATACGTAAATCCCGTCGTCGGGCTAGAATGAGCCCGAAACGTCAACACCAAATCACGAGACCCAATGTTGTCCAGATTGGCCTCCCCACGCGGCTGAGAGAAGGGAGTCAACCCATTCTGGACACCAAATGCAATATTATAATAATAGCGATTCACCCATGGTGCCTTGCGTTGTTCGCGAGAGGGAAGAATCGCCCGAAAGAGTGCACACCCTTCTGTTCGGAATCGCACAAGGGAGCCCTGATAGTTCAGTTCCATGCCCGAAATCGGTTCCGCATCCGACAAGAGAAACCCAGGACGAAGATACGCCGAGGGTCGATCCGCCAACAGCCCAATCGCATCAGGCCACCATGGCGTCTCGGAGCCATTCGGCAATGTATTCACGGTCCCTGTGAGATCACGAGTGGCCAAAAAGTGCGCATTGTAGGATGACGCCATATAGGGCTGACAGAAGAAGAAGAGATCGCGGGTCGGATTAGGGACATCTAACCGAATCCGTGCCACAGGGAGCCCCCGTGTATCATAGGCGGGTTGTGCATAATGCTGAACAACGGGATATTGAAGATCGCCCAACCGAAATCGGTTGGCCTCATTTTGATCCAGATACACATATTCGGCCATAATGTAACAGTCTCCCAATAACAGTGTCTGAGGCATCGTGATGACACCGTTTTGATTGGACAGCGGGGTCTGGGACGGGTTCGCCACGGGATCAGCGGCATAGAAGGAGCTTCCCTGGAGAGGCCATAAGGACGCCCCATCTTCTGCGGAGGACTGCGCGACATGGGTCGGTGTGGAATACAATCCCCCCACGGGACGAAAGGTCAGGCCGACGCGGACATCATCAAATGAAATGGCGTCAATGGGAAGCGCGCAGCCTGGATCTCCTCGTGTAAACCAGAACGGAAGAGGGACCACCACCGACTCTTGATAAGGATCTGTTCCTGCCACACCCGCTTTGGGCCATCCAAATGACGTCGAGCTGAACCCATTGTCTTTTCGGCGAATCATCTCGTTCACCAATGGCACTTTCTCAAGAGGTGTCTGGAATTCATCCAGCATTTCCATGAGTCGTCCATCAACCGTTTCTACACGCGATCCACCAATGTCCAATGTCATGCGGCTTACGAGGGCGTGTCCTAGTGAATTCGTCCATCCAAAAGAGGGAAACGCGGGCGCACCTGCTGCTGCAGCGGCAAGCCGTTGAGGCGTATAGATATCAGGCATCTGCGCAACCAAATAGAGTCGCGTAACCAAATTCCCTTTTCGCAGAATCCGAAAGAATCCCGTTTGCCCAAAAGAGGGTGTGTTTTCAAAGTCTAATCGCTCCCATCGCGTCGTAAAACGTCCCGCTTTGTTCCATACTTTTTGAAAGGGGAACAAGGTGGAACGAAAGGACAGCCGTTCATCCTGAAGTCCCGAGGAGATTACTTTGAGGAGGCTGGCCACCATCTTCTTAGTAGAGATATTCAGAGCCTTAAGTGAATGTGCGATCCTACCACATAGCCTCCATACAAGGAATAGACAACGCATAGACAACACATAGACACAAATGTTTATCACGAGCCTGTATGATCTCTATGGGAATCCCGATGCCATGCGATCCTATCTGGAGCTCTTTCGGCCGTTGGCGGAATCGGGTCTTCCCTTTCTCATCTTTACCGATCCGTCTCTTGTGTCGCTTTGGGACACTGTGTATCCGAACCTTCGTATCATCCCCCTACGTCTTTCGGAATGCGAGCTCTATCAAATCGGAATGGCCTATACAGGCCCCCTGCCCACGCATCGTCATCCCACAAAGGACACGAAAGAATTCTTTTCCCTCATGAACACCAAGATCGAGTTCCTACAAAAAGGTGCTGCTCTCACAGACGACCCTACGCTGATCTGGCTGGATATGGGTCTCCTCAAGATCGCCAAGAACAAAGAACGATGCATCGAGCATCTTCGCGCCCTCCATGCTAGCACCTTTAAGAAGATCACGATCCCAGGATGCTGGCCTTATATGCCCATATGTGATGTCGACCGAGTCAATTGGCGATTTTGTGGAGGCCTTTTGATCATCCCTCGCCCCTTTCTGGAGAGGTTCTATGATCATTCTAAAAACGTGCTAACCGATTTTTGCACGATGCCGATCTATAAATTGTCATGGGAGACGAATGTATGGAGCGTCATTGAATACTGTGCGGAGAGAGAGAACATTCTATGGTATCAGGCAGATCACAATGACAGCATGATCATGGGGGCGCCTGTCTCTCTGCCTTTGCCTCTGGCATCTCCACCGTCTGGTCTTTGTATTTCGCGCCACAATTCGCTTCGCATCCCGCCCATTAATCCGTAAACAGTCTCTGACAGATCCCCCTGTCAAATCGTATCCACTGGTAATGAATCGCAAAGACAAAGACCTCCCACCCTCCTACCACGGCGGGATCAAACACACACGGTGGTGAAAGCGTCGTCAGATCGGTCGCAAGGGGGGTGCGAACGGTTAACTGGAGCTGAATGGACGTCGCACGACTCATGTTGGCACTTCCACTGGGCTGGTGGCTTTCAGGAGACGCCGAAAAGGAATAGCCATAGACCGAGGATGCATACGCATTCCAGCCGCCACGATGCGTCTTGGCGATGTGTTCACGGAACCAGTCTCCCTCTGCGGAAATGACTTCACTTCCTTGAATGCGAAGGGAGGCCGACACGAGCCATGCGGGAACGACGCGATCAGGGGTGGATTCTAGGCCAATAGACGGTGTAAAATTCGCCCACTCATTATTGACACGCACAGCCTTTCTGCGAAACACCCACACCAATTCGGAAACAGGATGATTGAGCTCCAGGGGCAACTGAATGGTCACCTGATCGGAAGATCCGCCCTTGCTCACGAGGTATTTCAGGGGCTCCTCAAAGGAAAAGGGTTGAACAAGTTTCACGATCTGTTCAAAGGGTTGACGCATCATCTTACTGCGAATAGATCCTGAGAGCAACGAGCATGTCGTAACGAGTCGCGCATCACGAAAGTCGGGGCATTGTGACAGTGTCTGGGTCGTCTGAGGAAGTCCAGTCGTGGTATTCACAAAGGTGACGGTCTTTCCAAGGGGCGTATCCGCAGCATTCGCACGATATCCGAGATAGGACCGTGCCATCTGTTCAAAGGGGCGGAGCGTCACATCAATCCGAACTTGTCCCTCGTGACAGGCCAACAAAGGAAACGCCTGTTCCAAAGGGGTGCGAAAGAAGAAAAACGGGAGCAAACAAAAATACGTTCCGTCTTCCGTGGGAAAAGGGCGGACGGGATGAAAGGGCGTCTGGAGAACAGCCTGAGACGAGAGGAGAGAATAGGGGACGGACCCCACCGCATCATTGGTAATTCCCACAAGCGTATTTTGATCCGAGTAGAGGGCGAGATAGGCCGCGATGAATTCCCCTGTGATGCGCTCGACCGTCTGATCGCCTACAATGAAATCGGCAGACTCGATGATACTGGCTCCCATGCGATTGATAAAGGTCCAGTAGTCGGCGGCGTGTCCTGCGAGGTCGGTTGTGACCGATCCGTTTTCCAATGCAGCAAGAATGTCCCCCTTATACCAACTACCAAGACGGAGCTGAAGCATCACGGACTGGAGCATGTCTCCCGCAGGAAGAGAGCCGATTTCAAAGCTGAAGGTGTGCCCCCAACTCGCAGGACCACGTTGGGTAGCCTCTTGGATGCTTGTGGTCGTCGGATAGATGGTGTTAGAATCACGGTGAAACCAGGAGGTCTCGGAATCAATAGGGAAATAGGTATTGTCCTGTGCATCACGATTCGTGAGATCTAAGACGGTGGTGATGTCGCCGCGTGGGCGAAAATAATCCGTCATCTTACCTATTCAGTGTATGAGAGGTTTAGATTCATCCTGTGTGGATCCAGCAAGAAGAAGAATAATTCCATAGGGGCATGGCGATTCACGAGAGATCTGCAGGTCAGTCGGCTCATGTGATACGGTGGTAGGGACCGAATACCACTGCCGAGGGACAAGAGGGGTAGAGGACCATGATACAGAGAAGGGTTCCGTGATAGAACCGTTCCCGTCCACTGCGGCGAACATAAAGACCGTCCATGGCCCTGGAGGGATGGAAAAGGTAACACTCGTGTCCACCTGATCGGCTGTGAGGCGATGAATCACCCGATGGGGGTTAGGAACGGATAGACTGTAAGCAATGGGAGCACATGGGCGATGAAAAGGCATTCTAAGAGGACGACGTGAGGACGAATTTAAGTAGAGTATAAATTTGACGGTCGCGGGATCGTAAAAGGACAGTAACACATCATGTCTGTCATACGAAAGGGCTCACGGCCGAAAACATGCGTGCCTGCGCCCTCTGAGCCCTCTGAGCCCTCTGCGGAGCCCATGGTAGAGGCGGCCTCTGTCGTAGCGTCTGTCGTAGCGCCTGTTGTAGCCCCTGTTCGAAAAAAGAGACCTACAAAGGTGGTTGTGCCGAAAGAGACCATGGAAGCATCAGTAGAACCCGAGGTTCCCAAGGCCAAACCAAAGGCGCCCAAGGCGCCCAAGGCCAAAGCAACGAAAGAACCAAAAGTCTCCAAGAAGGCCGCCGAACAAGAGACCCCCCTTCTTCACAAAGAGGTGACACTTCCTACGCATCAAGAGATGGATATGGAAGAGTATTCGGCGGAGGGGTTTCATATTGAATATGTCCCCCTCTCCGTCTTCACCCACGATGGCACCACTTACTTTCGAGACAAGCGAAAGAACAAACTCTACCAGTATAGTGGACCTCGTCGTGTCGGGAGATACGTTGGTAGATATCATCCAGGACGAGAGGAGATCTTTACGGATCTTCCTGATTCAGATGCTGAGGAGTCCTAACACCACGGTGTCATGCCACCAAACATGCGGAGGAGTCCTAACGTGACAAAGAATGCAGAAAAAAAGAAAGAGATCCATCAGAGAATGAGCACGCAGAGCTCCTTTTTATTGGCTCGTCAAATGCAACAGCAACAGGAACTTCAAGCCACCCGCACGGCCCAGATCCTTCAACAGATTCAAGCGAATGTTCCAGCCATCACATCCACCATACAAAGTGAATTGCGCATGCTTCAAGAGGAGAGATATACCCCCTATCGTCCTCGTGCGGTAGAGGTGATGCCACAGTCCGTTATTGACTTGCAAATGCGAACGGCGAACGTGGGCGTACCTGTTCCCACGATGACCATTGCCAACTGTAAGGGAATCCAATTTGTTACAAAGTAATCTCCCTCCCAACAAACACAACAGACATAAAAAATAGATTCCAGTGGAATCCGTTTTTTAGTTCATATGCGAGCTGTTTCACTTGCGAGCTGTTTCACTTGCGAGCTGTTTCACTTGC